ACGACCGGCTCGCCCATCGTCGCCTCGCTGACGGGCGGCACGAGGATGCCGGGCACCGTCCCCGCGATCACGTCCGGCAGCGGCGCGGGCAGCTCGGCCTCGACCGGGGTGTTGGTCGGGGCCACGGGCTGAGTGTCCATCATCGTGGCGTTGTCGAGGGGAGCGGCCATAAATCAGCAGGACCACTGACGGCGGGACCAGTAATTCGCCGACAGCTTGTTCGAGGTGTTGCCCTGACCCGCCGAGCGGGCGCAGTAGTTGGACTTGCGACCCGGGATGTGCTTCTTGATCGAGAGCTTCGGGTCACCGAAGCGGACGAGGCGCACGTCGTCACCCTGTTTCGCGAGCACGGCGAATTTCTTGCCTTCGCCGGGCGTGCGCTTGGGCTTGTTGTATCCGGAAAAACGTTCTCCGCGGTACTCGATCATGACGGGTAATGAGTATACGACTACTTTTTCAGGGCCTTGGAAATGTTGGCAGCGGCACGGATGGCGGCGGCGTTGCGCTCCATGCGTCCAGCGACTCCGTGCTTCTCGCCGCGCTTGTTCATCGCGACGGACTCCCGGTACTCCTTGTTGTTGAGGTACTCGTCCGCCGCCTCCGGGAGCTTTCCGGCGCGGATCAGTTCGAGTGCCTTGGGGGAGCCGGACATGTCGCCGCGGAAGAACCCGTCGAGGATGGCCACCTTGGCCTCCTTCGGGAGCGTGTCGTACGCCTTGCCCAGCTCCCGCTTGGCCATCTTGGCCTTCGAGGCCAAATCACGGGCGAAGAGGTCGTTCACCTCCTGATCGGACAGCGTGCGACCAATCATCGATTTCTGCTCTGCGGGCGTCATCAGGTGCCCGATGCCGACGGTCCAGAAGCCCTTCGTGTCCTTGTAGGGCTTGTTCTTCACGCCCTCGTTGGCCTTGATGTACTCACGCGCCGCGACGATCACCTCGTCGGGCTCCGGGGCCGGTTCGGCGGCGAGCGGCGGGGCCTTGGGCTTCGCGGCCTTGGGGCTTACGGTCGCACCGGCCAAGGGCGCAGCGGCCATGACCGGCGGCGGGTTAAACTTCACCGTGAAATCGTTGGGCATCATGATTCGTCCTCCAGCGGCATCTTCTTGGTCTTCGGAGAGGCCCCGCGCTTCTTCTCGCGGTTCAGCGCGACCTGCCGGTTACTGGCTTCCGTGAGGAGAGCCTCCATGTCCGGGAAATCATCGAAGTCCTCGGAGTTGTCCATCGGCCATCCTGTTTTCATCGGTTGCGTGGGAGGGTGAAGCGTTTGATCTCGGTGCCCACCAGACCTTCGGTGTAGTAGTCCTTGGTCTTTACGAGGTCAAGGACATCCTGTGCGGTCGGGTTGGGGTTCTTCCGCACGAGGTCGTAGGTAAGGTCCAAGGACGAGTGACCGACGGCCTCGTTCTTGATCGCGTTCCAGCCCTTCCAGTGCATGCCGCCCAGATTCGCGTGGCGACCGAGAAGCGTGCGGAGCTGGCTGGAGTTGGCGATGGCCGCGTTGACCGCAAGCTCGAAGCCCTCGTACATCGCCAGCGAAAGCGGGTTGTTCTTGCCCTCGTAGGGGCCGTAGAACCCGTAGATGCCGTTCGGGTCTTCCGGCGTGTTGCCGGAGTCGTAGACGAAGTAATCCTGCGGCGGCTTTCCGAACTGCTGGAAGTAAAACTCGACGAACTTCCACCGGTCCATGATCAGGGCCGGGATGCCGAACGTGAGGCCGATAAAACGCTGCACCTTGTTTCGGATACCGAGCTTGCCCACGCCAAGCGACCAGAAGCGTCGTCCCATCTCGGTTGAGTTGGGGGCCGCGTACACGTCGCTCATCAAGTCCCACTTTCCGTTCAGCGCGGTGAGCATCAGGTAGAATGCATTCGCGTTGGAAACGCCCGGGTTGCCGAGCTTGTCGGAGAACGAGTCGCTCTCCAGCTTGGCGCGACGGACCATCGTCTTCCACTCGTCTTTCGTCAGGTTGAAGTTTCCGTCCACGGACGCCTGAATCTGGTCCATGATGTACGGTGTGGATACAAGGCGTAGCCACATCGCTTCCTGATGGATCGGCGCGAGCATGCGCGACAGGATACCCCACAGGCTGTGTAGCGCGGTAACGAGTTCCGGGGGACGACCGTTAATCGCTTCACGCATCCTTACGGTGGAGTCGAGTCCTGTATCAGCGGCCTCCATCGTGCCGGGCTTCGTGCGGTCACCGTGGTACCCACCCTGCAGAAGCGCGACGTAGTCCTCCGGGCGTTGGAGCATCGTGCCGAGCATCGGAGGAGCGGAGAGGATGTCACCGCTCATGCCCGCGGCCTTCATGTACTCACCGAATCCAGCCGGGGAGGCGATCCGCTCCGGGTCACGGGCGAGCATCTCTTTCGCTGAGTCCAGCTTGTCGAAGAGCCTTGTCGGGTTCGTGTCGATCACGTTCTTCGCGAGAGACGCCTTGGTCTTCGTGGCGTCGAGCAGCGAGAACGTTACGGAGGTCAACGTGCCGCCTTGCGCCTTGTACCGAGCGCGAGCCCGTCGATTGACCTCGGCTTCCGTACCAGCCGCAAGGGCGTCCTCTTCCGCCTGCATGCGAGCCGGGTCGAGCGGGGGAAGATCGCTGACCCCAGCGACCATCTCCTTGTACTCTTCGCTGTCCTTTACTCTTGCCGCGATGCTGGCCATCGTCTTCGGCTCTTTTTGGATCGCTTTGACGACCTTCTGGAATGCCTTGGGGTCCGACGGGACCGCGACGACGGGCTTCGTTTCGGTCACTCCGGGGGTGCCCGTGGGCTCCGCGGCCATGTACTGGAACTTGTACCGGGGCGCGTACGTCGGGTTTAAGGCGAACACCGTGTTGCCGACGGAGATCGCCTTCTCGGCCTCGACGACCGGGCGTCCGCTCGTCTTGTCGTAGAAGTACGAGTGCTTGACCGGGTCAAAACCGACCGGGGTCCAGTTCTCGATGTCGGCGGGCATCTCGCGGGCCGGGTTGAACTCACCCGACACAACGGCGAGCGGCGTCTTGTTGCGGACGCCGTCGCGGATTTGCTGCGACACCTTCTCGCTCTTGTTGCTGAAGACGGCGTTGTCCACCGCAGCGACGTTGTCGTACCCGATGACGGTACCTACTTTGCTCTTCTCTCCTTTTTCGTGGACGGTGACGACGTAGTTGCCCGTCTGCTTGAACGCAGGGATGTCGATGCGAAGCTCTACGGGATACCCCTCGGGGAGCGACCGCGCCGCGCCGTAGTCGGCTCGCTTTGTTTCATACAGAGCGTTTCGCGCATCCTCGTCCGTCGGCGGGGCGAAGTAGTTGGCGTTCTCCTCTCGCACCGCCGTCATGCCCGGTTCAGGTACGTCGGGTTCGAGCTGCATCAGCTCTGGAGGGACGAGAAAGTTCTTTTGCTCGCCGAACGGGCGATCTTGCGGAGGAACGTAGTCGGGGTCGCCTTTCTTGGGGATCGATCCGTCGTCTCTGCGGAGATGCTGGCCGAAGTTGACCCACGCGTTCTGCGCCAGAGTTTCAGCCGCCACCGCACCCTGAGCCGCGTCGGAGTACATCCGGGAGTGGCTCTTCCACGCATTGAACTCGCCGCGAGGTCCGAACTGCAGGCCCTGCTGGGTGTGGCCGAAGTAGTCGTGAACGATGCGGAACACGTCGTTTACCAGCAGCTCGAAGTCGCCGATCTTTAGGCCGCTCTTTTTCAGAAGCGGGTTGGATGTATCCTGCGTACCTTGACCAAATGCGCTGTCGGTGCGGAGGAAATACAGGTGCTTGTTGTCGCGCACATCACGCATCATCTCTTCCGACGACGCGTAAGGCTCGCCTACGCCGTTGTACGGCTCAGGCTCGATACCGGCGTCGATCATCGCCTTGTACTGCTCAATCGTTTCGTCCGCCATCGCCTGATACGCACGCAGTACCTCAGGCGATTCAGGTTCGTGCTTTGCGACGTTCTGGAAGTAGTCGGCGATCTCCTTCAGCAGGTCTTCTGGGACTTGATCGTAGGTCGTGTGCGGGTTGTACTCCCGGCGAAACGCCTTTCGGACATAATCGGACGCGACCTGAGTCGTGTCGTCATTGCCCGCAGGCATGAACCGTCGCGAGTCTTCACCTCGATTGACGATTCCACGCCCCTGCACAGCGGAAGCCGCAGGCATGAACCGGATGTCTGGATTCGTGGGATTAAACGTTCCTCGGTTTCCCGTGGCGGACTTGACTTGCTCCGGTCTGAAGGCGACGACTTCAGTCAATTCGCCGTCCACGAACTGCATGATTCCGTCGTGCCCAGCGGCAACAGCCTTGTTCTTGAGTTGATTGTAGATGTACCCCTTCTGCTCGTATTGTTTTTCTGCAAAGGCTTCGGCCTTCTTCGGGTCCATGCCCAGCTTGATGAAGCCGAGGACAACCGGGTCTTGGCCTCGTCGCGTGGTCTCAAGCACGAGCGGATTCTGCAAGGAGGCGTACACCTTCGAAACGACGCCGGAACCCGGACTCTTGCCGAAGTCGTCCGCGTATCCACTGGCGAATTCCGGGTCAGGAGTGAGGTAGATGCCGTTGCCGAGGGAGCCACCTTCGCGGCCTGCGCGGAACACCGGGCCAACGTCTTTTCGGTCGCCGCGGTACAGTGGTAGCGGATTTCCTTCGGCGTCCACCACCTTGGAGTCCTTGAAAAAGTTCTTGAACTCCGGCGTGTTCGGCGCAGGGGCGGGCATGTACCCGATCTGAATCACGCCCTGCAGCGGGGCGCGGACATTCAGGTCTTCGCGAACCTTGACGGGATCGACGATGCGATTCAGGCGTAGCTGCTCAATTGCAACGTGGAAGAGTTTCGGGTCGAATCCGATGTCGCGCAGCTCCTTGTTGACGAGGTTGAACTCGTTCGTCGTCACCGTCTCACCGGCCTTACGACCCGGCATCTCGCGAGCTTCGACCACCGCCGCCCCGTTGGCCTTGGCCAGACGCTGGACGTACGACTGAGAGGCCGTGGCACCCTCGCCGTAGTCAATCGCGTTCCGCAGGCCCATGAGCGAATTGATGAGCCTCGACGCGCCTTCTGGCACCGGCACGGGAGTGTACCCGGGCGTAGGGTCGGGGATGTCCTCAGGACGCGTGTCTGGAGTCGTCCGCAGCGGTAGGCCGTCACCACGGTATCCGTTGGCCTGATTCTGAAGATAGTTCTGGAACTGCGTGCGGAACTCCGGGCTCTCCAGCGACTGCACGCCCGTGACCCGAGCAAGGCGGGCCGCGGCGTCTGGGTTGCGCTGCAGCCAACCGCCGAGCATGTCGATGTTGCGGATGACCTTGTCGAGTGAGAACGCGAAGAGGGTCGTTGAACCCGTCTTCGTCGTCCGCAGCTTGTAAGGCACCATGACCTTGTTGTAAATCTCGCGGAACTGGTCGCCGACACCTGCAGCTTCGCCCGCGTCTGCGAGTGCACGCTGTTCAGCACGCTGCGGCTCGGTCAGATCGGACGAGGCTTCGGGCTTTTCAGCCTCCACTGCGGAGCTGTAGCTGACCTCGAAAGGCCGACGGCTTCCGCGCAGCTTCTCAAGCTCTGTCGAAATCGTTTGGCGATTAGCTTCCTCGACTTCGGGCGTGGCCCTCTTCTCCGGCTCCTGAGGCCCTGCAATCGCTTCACGTTGCCCCGGCTTCGTGTAGATGCTGCGGGCGGGCCGTGGGGTCGTCTGGCCCGGCTCGGCGGGCGTCACGCTGATCGGCGTCACGGCGGGGGCCGCAGGGGCCGCTGGAGCCGCGCCAACGGGCGGAGGGGCCGCAGGGGCCTCTGGAGCCACGCCAGCGGGCGGAGGAGCCTCGGGGGCGACGGGAGCCTCCGCTGGGGTCGGGACGGCCTCCGGAGGGGTCGGGGCGGCGGATGCGGGGCCTCCGGGAGTCGTGACGGGGCCAGCGGTGCCCGCTAAATCGAACTGACCCGCTTGGCGAAGCGCATTGATTGCATTAACAGCAATGAATGACGGCGTGAACTGCAGCGTCTGGGACGTGACGACATCGGCCCCGGGGACAAAACCCTTCAGGCCCACGCGCTCCGCGAGGATGCCGACCGAGTTGTAGATGCGTGCCGCGAGGTTACCGGGCGTCCCGAGCTGGCTCAGGGGCGACCCGTTCAGCGCGACCTGAAAGTTCTCCGAGATGACCTCCTCGATCAGGGTGTCCGTGTCAGGCAGGTCAATACCGCGGGAAGTGTAGTACTCCCGCATCTGCTCAAGCTCCTCTGTGGTGTACCCGTCGAGCACCGCGTCGCGGAGCTGCTTCTGACTGGATGCCGGGAGGGAATTGAAGACGACGTGGCCCACCTCGTGCATGAGGCTCTCGCTACCGCCGCGCACGAGCGCGATGCGCCTGCCGTTCTGGCCGGTCGCGTACACCACGCCGGACGACTTCGCACCGCCCGCCTGCGTCTGGTCCAGCGAGTCGTAGGTCGCGGGGTCGATGACGTAGAGTTCGTTCTTGTCCCCGATGAGGTCGCGGAGGGCCTCGATGCGGTTGGCAGAGTCCGCAGGCAACTGGCTGACGTACGCGGCGTGGGCCGCGTCGAGGTCCGCCGTGCCGTAGGCCGTGGTCTTGGCCCGCTGGGACTCCGGAACAACCTGACTGCTGGGCGTCCACATGCTGCGCCCAAACTGGCGGACGGAATTCCTCGCCACGTCCGCACCGGCACCGAATCCACCGGCCACCGCGCCGCCTGCAAGCAGCGTCGCACGCTCCTCCACCGTCTCGGCAGGGAGCGCGAGTGGGGCCATCGTCGCCGTACCAGCAATCATACCCCGCTGGATGTCGCTGACGACCTCGGTTAATTTTCCAATCGGACCCGTGATCGGGGCCTTGATCGCTTTGCCCGTGCGGGTGATTGTGCCCGGCACATTCTTGACGACTTGACGGCCTACGGAACTACCGCCGCCCATCGCGGCCATCGCAGCCGCCGGGACCGATCCGCCGGACGCGAGCGTAATTCCCCCGGCAATCGTGCCACGGGCCACGGGGCTCTCCGCGACCTTCTGGGCCGCGGTGCCGACGCTCTCCACCGCCGTGCCGACCGCACGACGCGGGAGCGATACGGCCTGACGAGCGGCCTCTTCAGCCGCCTTTTGCGCCGCACGCTGCTCGGCGATGGTCATCAGGCGCGGGGCCGCGGACACAAGACGCTTGGAAAGCTCCTTGGCACCAGCCTTCGTGAACTTCTTGGCGAGTAGACCCGCACCGACGGACGCCGCGTTGTCGATGGACGCAAATTCACCGATGGGTGAAATCATCTCAACGTCCTCCTTCGCGACAACCTGAACGGGCTCACCCGTCTTCTCGTCCTTCTCCTTGGTCTGGCCCCGCTCGAACGAGACCATCGTGTCGATGAGGTCGAGGTCTTCTTTGAACCGTTCGCGGATGGACTCGTCGTCGAAGTCCTCCACGCCGAGGGTCACGATGCGCCCCAGACGCTGCAGCAGACGACCCGTCTCGTACGTCCCCTGCAGGGCACCGTAGGACAGGAGCTTCGTGGCGGGCGTCTCCGGCTGCTTCACGGGCTCCATGCCGAGTACCTTCCGGGCACGGTTCAGCTCCTCGATCTTGATCTCCCGGGCCGTCTCAAACGCGGCCTGCGGGGTGTAGCGGATGATTCCGTACAGGCCCTTGGCGAGGTCGTCAAATACGTCGGGGGTCGCCTTGCCGAACTCAATCACGTCCTGCATCGACACGCCGGGCTGCGGCTGGCGGGCCTTTTCCTTGATGATCTCGAACGCGGCTTCGAGGAAAGCGTCATCGATCTGGTTGTCGCGCTTTTTCTCAGCGGCCCAACGGAGCGTGTTCTCGTACCCGTTAACCTCACTAAGCTCCTGCATCAGCTCCGTGGTCTTCTCCCGCAGGAAGTACTCCATCATGGCCCGAGCCGGGGCGTCAGTCGTCTCTTCGTAGAGCCGCTTGAGGCCGGGGAGGCTGGACGCGTCGAGGTTCTCGGCGAGCGTCTTCGCCGCCTGCGCCTCGGGGGAGTTTAGGTTCTCCTCCTCGGCTTTCCACGACCCCGCGAATACATCGCCGACGGACTTGCTCGGTGTTTCCATGAAGCTGAGTATACGGCTTGGAGCCGTACCTACAATGCAATTACGGTCTCGGACCGGCGACTGCGTTGACCACGGGCCGTGCGATAGACATGTAGATGCCCACTCCACTCTTAATCCGGTCCAGCTTCGAGGAAGCCTTCGTGCTGCCCTTGCCTGCGCCCTTGCGGGAACGTGCGGTAGCCTGATTGGCAAGCTCCGTGATCCGCTGGAGCTGGGGCGAGCCGTCAATCGCGATGAGTTCGCTCTGCGGCTGGAACCCGGCCAGCGTGCCGTTCGCGTCGAAGTACCGTGAAGCCTCCTCTTGGTCTCGGAGGGCCGTCTGGAGCACCCGGAGGTTGTTCGCGATGAGGTCGAAGTTGGCCTCCGCGTCAAATAGCGGGTTGAATGCGCGGTTCGTGAGGTCTCGGGACTCGCGTTCCGTGAACTGACCGCCGAGGGTTTCTCGGGAGCTTTGCTGCACGACCTGACGGACCTTGTTGGCCGCGAGTTCGGGGTCTTGGGACGCGAGTTCGGAGAGCTTCGGGTACCCGATGAAGGTGCCGATCTTCGTCCAGTCGAGGAAGCCCCCGTTGGTCTCCCAGTTGGCGAGCAGCTCCGCGGCCTGAACGAGGCTGTTCACGTTCTGCTTCTGCAAGGCCCGCTGGCCCTCCGTCTGCTGCGAAATGCGCTTCTTGAACTCCACGTCGCCGGTCTCGATGCCCTTGTTCTTCAGCAGCGTGTCCTTGTCGAGGATCGGGTCACCGCGGTCAACGACCACGTTGCCCACCTTGACGACCGGCACGACGAACGGAAGATTGTTGTCGTCGAGTCCGCGTTCCTCACTCGTCTGGGGCTGGAGCTTCTGGCGGATCGCAGCGATGTCCTCTTCCCGCTTGGCCCTCCACTTGCTGGCCTCGTTCGCGGTGAGACGCGCCGGGGGAGGCGGCAGCAGATTGACCTGACGCTGGGCCTCCTGCTCGATGACGTTGGTGAAGTCAGGCATGCCGTTGATGACCGGCACGTCCGGGAGCGCGGCGAGCGTGCTCACGGCGGGCCGGTAGATCAGCTCCTGACGGGTCTTCGGGACGACGGGCTTCGGAGTCTCCGGTTGACCGGTCGTCACGGTGAATGTCGGCACGTCGATGGGCGTGGGGGTCTCGGGGATCGTCTCTTCAGCCAACACGCCTCCGCCGCCAGTCGCTGGAACCGAGGGGGCCTGACCAGTTCGTCCCAACGCATCAATCTCTTCCTGAGTCAGGGGCCTGAAACCCTCGGCCTCGGCCCGCGCTCGGGCGGCATCGGCGTCCGATTTGCGTGCCGCAGCTCGACTGGCTTCAATCCGAGAGAGTAAATCCTGACGTTGAAGCTCGGCCTCCTCCAGCTTACCCTGTTGGATACGCTCGTAGTTCTGGGCCATGTAATTGGCCTCCATCTCCGCGAGCTTGAGCTTGTTCCGTTCGAGCTTGTTCTTCTCCTTCTCGATGCTCAACTGCTCGAAGAACAGCGGCAGCTTCGCGGCCTCGGAGAACGCGCCAAGACCGCCGGTCGGGTCAACCTTCGGTACGAACGCGCCGATCTCGACGCGGGGAGCCTGCGGGACGACGCGAATCTGTGAAGTGGGTACGGCTGGCATGTCTTAGTTGGTGTTAGCTTCCGCCGCCAAAGAGGCCCGTGACTTTGGACGCGCCCGCAGTGGTGCCTGACGGAATCTTGGACTTGGAGAGGCTCGTTCCGCCGCTGCCGAGCGAACCGGCGTACAGACCCAGACCGCTCTGGATGCCGCCGACCGCGCTCTGGATGCCTGCCATCTTGCCCGCGGCCTTAATGCCCGCAGCGTCCATGAGACGCTGATTGTAGGCGTTCGTCTGGCCGACTTCGATGTCCGCCAAGCTACCGGAGGACAGACCGCTCTCAGGGAGAGCCTGATTGGCAAGCGTCTGGTAGAGGTTGCCCGCTTGGGTCAGCTCGTTGCTCGTGGCCTCTACGCCCATGCCGAGCGAACGCAGGAGTTGGTCGCCCGCGCTCAGGCCCAGTTGAGCTTGGGTCAGACCTAGATCGGACTGCATTTTTCCAGCTTCCAAGGCCGCACCCTGACGGGCCTGCTGGAGTTGGAGTGACGTAAGACCGAGGTCACGGGCAGTGAGCCCGCGTCCGGCCTGCGAACCGATGATGCCGGAGCGTCCTGCACCGGACAGCGCACCGCGGACCACCGCGGCCTGCGTCTCGGGGTCAAGCTTGCCGCCGAGGGCAAGTTCCGCAGCGATGCGGTCCGTGGCCTGCTTGAAGAGCGGGGAGCCCTCGTAGGTGGGCGTCGCGGAAGCGGGCTGGAATCCGAGCAGGCTTTCCATCGCCTGCGCACGACGCGCCTGTGCGCCGCCGCCAAACTGGGCCAGCAGGTTGCCGGTCGTCGCCTCGCGGAGCTGCGCGGTGCCGGGAAGATACTTCTTCTCCAGCTCCAGCGACTTCGAGAGGTTGGCCTCGGAGTTGGCGCGGGCGTCGGCGACGAGCTTGCCGATGTCGATGGTCTTCTGCTTCGACATGGCCTCGTCCGCGGCCTTCTTGGCCGCTTTCGAGGACATGACGCCGCCGACAATTCCGGCGAGGGCACTTCCGGCAGCTAGAGCGAGGGGGAGCATGGCTTAAAGTTTCCGAATGAGGACGAAGCTGGCGGTGGAATTGTTGCCCGCTACGGTGACGTTTCCGGTCCGCACAGTGTCATCAAGCGCGAGAGCGATTTCGACTCGGTCTCCTACGCCTAGTTGGACAAGCGCGCTGACCTGTGGATACCAGCGAGCCCCGGGGGGAGACGCCACTGAGGCCCCCGAGCCAGTGTAAATTCCGCCATTTTTCAGGACAACCAAAGACATCTCCATCGAGGCCGCGGTTCCGGTGTTGTTGTCCACCTGAAGTTCCGCGGAAACTTGGTAAATCCCGCTCACGGGGGCGATGTACCGGCTGTTGGCGTCGTCGTAGACGAGGTCCGGGTCGAAGGCCGGTGAGATGGTGCCCACCGTCTTAAACAGAATCTTCGTCGGCGTCGAGAGGTCGAGGATGTTGACCGTCTGGGGCACCACGATCCCCGCGCTCACGGGGTAGTTGATGCGCACGGCGTCCACGGCGGTGGTGATCGCCGTGTTCATCTGCGTGGTCGTGGAGTAGTCCGCCGCAATCGTGGCGAACTGCATCTGGATGGCCGTGATGGTGTCCTCGAAGATGCTCCTCCACGCGCCGGAGGAGTAGTGCTTGATGTCAATGGCCTTCCCGGCACCGTTCAGCTCGATCCAGAAGCTGAACCCAGTGGGGCTGGGGGCCAAGGACGACACGGCGTAGCGAAGTGACGGGTACTGGGTGCCCCCGTTCGAGTCGATGACCGTCGGGGACACCACCGGGATGTAGGTCGCGAGGACATCGTCCCAGACCCACAGTTCCTTGCCGTCCTTGAACCACGGGCCGAGGTTGCTCGTCGGCTGCGCTGCGCCCACCGTGAAGGAGGACCACGGGACGGACGGCGAGATGATCAGGCGGGCCGCGAATTCCTCCAGCAGGCCCTGCGGATCGGTATCCAGACCCTCGGGGAGGGCTCCGGCTGAGACATCAAATGTAACGGGGTTGGGCACGGTGGTAGGATTAGTTTACGACTAAAGTAGGGACGTGTATCCGTCGGATGACGAAGGAATCTGAGAATAGTACACGATGCCGCAGATCGCCGGGGACTCGTAGAAGATTTCCACGACCCGGGGACTGATCGGCCTAGCGAAGTCGAACTTTACTTGGTAGGGCATTATCGGGTACAGACCAGACCAGCTTGGGCCTTGCCCTTCGCGTAGCCCGCGGCCTTGCGGTCCGCGTCACGCTGGGAGATGATGCTCTGGGACGACGCGACGGCGGACACGGGGGCACCCGTGCCGACTTGGCAGGTGGCCGTGGCTACGTCGGTCTTGCGGTAAACTCGGTTGTAGGGCATCAGGGTGCGGTGTTACAGGGCGTTGGGTTGTCCAGAAGGCCAGTACGAACAGGCTGGGCCGTGTCCACGTTCTCCACCTGACCCTCGGCGGCACCGACTCCGGTCTCGTCGAACGTGCGGGCGAAGATGCGGTACGACCGCAGAGCGGCCTTGCCGGACCAGACGATGAGCAGCGAGAACGCACGGTCGTGGCGGTCCGTGAACTGGGACTCGATGCCGCAGGTGCTGCCCTCCTGACGGTCGTTGAGAATCTCGGTCGTGCGGACGACGCGTGACTGGGTCTGGTAGGCGAAGAGTTTCGTGTCGAGGGTGATCTGCTTGTTGTACGTCAGGTTGCCCTCGGGGGCCACGAAGCGGAAGACGGTAAGCTCCTTGTAGTTCCCGCGCATGCCCGCCCAGTACACCTTCACGTCGAGCGTGCCCTGAATCTCCGTGAACTCCAGCTCCGCGAAGCGGAAGGTCTTCATGTCCAGCCCGCGGGCCAGTTCGCTGAAGTCCGTGTGGGACTTCGTCTCGACGTAGCAGGTGATCGGCTGTCCGTTGTCCTGACGGGTGGGGATGAAGGCTTCCCAGAGACGATTCTTGCCGTCGTAGTCCACCGAGACGTGGAAGATGCGCTGGACGCCGTTCACGGCACCCACGCTCCATTGCACGGGCCGCGTGCCGGTCCAGACGCTGTTCCACGCGCTCGCGGAGCCCACGTTCAGCTTCTCGGCGGGCGACTGGTCCATCACCCAAGTGTGGCGGTTGAAGAGGTCGCCGGAGGGGACGGAGAAGATGACGTAGTTCTCGAACGAGATCGCCGCCACCTTGTCGATGTTCGGCGAGAGGTTGCCCTTGGATACGGCCATCTCCACGTCGCGGTAGAGAAGTTCGCTGGACACGCGGCTCTGGGCGGCGGCGTTCAGGCTCGTGATGCCCGTCATCGTCATCCACCAGAGCTGACCGTACTGGGTGGCGATGGCGCGGCCAGAGGCGCACCCGATCTCGGGGAAGAGAACGCGCTGGAAGTTGGGGGTCGTCTTCCACGTCGCACGGTCGCGGATGTTCGACTGGAAGATCGACGTGGTGTTGGCCGTGAAGACCAGAAGCTGGGGCACTTCCGTGGACGTGATCTCAGCGAGTCCGGTGACATTATCCGGCAAACGGAAACTTCCGCCCTCGGAGAGGTAGTCGGTCTCGGTGAACTTGAGCGGGTCCGCGATGTCGGAGACGAACAGCTCGTTGTCGCGGCCCACCCAGAGACGGTCACCGGACCACTTCATCCAGAGGCCAAGCGGGGTCTCGCTGTTCGCCGGGGACAGGTGGCGGGAGATTGAACCGTCCCAGTACGCTGCGGGCGTCCGGGCGTCCTGCATGATGAGCACGTCGAACGGGTCCACCACGGACAACGAACCGTCCGGGTTCTGCTGGACGGACTTCGTGGCCTTCTCGAACACCACTACGTCAGAACCGGCATAAAACTGGACGTTCGGCAGCTCGCTGTAGGAGTTGAACGGGTACGCGGAGACGTACACCTTGCCTGAAATCGCCACAACGTGGTGCCACGCGCCGCCGGTCGGGCGGAACAGGGTGTAACCCTGCAGGCGACCCGGGGGCAGCTCGAAGACGCAGTTGTACCCGGGGCGGGTCTTGAGGACGCCGCCGCGGTTGGTGACGTTCATCGCGGAACGGTACTCGGCCTCCTGCAGGAAAGCAGGGTCGAGCGACGAGTCCATGCCGCGAACCCAGAACGCGGAGCCCGCGAACCCGAGACCACCTTGAAGTAGCTTCTGCGGGATCATTCGAGGCGATTGTAGGCGGCGGCGATGTTAGGACCGCGGACTTGTACTTCCGGAGTGGTGACGGGGTTACGGGACAACTGCTCTTTCGTAATGAAGTCGATGGCGCGAGCCAAGTACTTTTCGCCCTCATCGAGCTGGTCGTCTTCCATCTTCTGCGTGGCCTTTAGGGCCATGAGAAGTGCGAACGGGCTGTGGAGGGGGATGATGTCGTTCATCGTCTTCAGCTTGAAGACGCGGCGACGGTAAATCACGCGGACCCAGCCGCAGTTGCGGGAGAGCTTGACGCGGCGGTAAGCGGGCTCGGTCTCGTCGGGAGCGTAGTCACCGAGGAGGACACCCGTGTTGACTCCAATGTCGAAGGACGTGAGGCGGATGTACCCCTGCGTGACACTCTTGCGGACGCGCACGATGCGGGAGAACACCTGCTGGTCCGGGTTCGGCACCGCGTAACCGAACACCGTGGGCACCGGGCACCCGTCCACCATCTCGCCGCACACCTCGGTGCGAATCCAGCGGTTCTGCTCGTCGTACCCGTAGACCCAGAGTTCGGCGTTGGTGTCGTTCTGGTTCTCAAGGAACGCAATGAACTGCACCGGATTCGGCGGGTCGTAGAAGAGCGGCACGTCGCCCTTGTCGTCCCAAGTGTAGCTGCACGACTCGCGGCAGTCGTCGCCGGGGCCGTTCAGGTGGAACGAGAAGAAGCGATTGCGAGCCTGCGCGGGCGTGCCTCCGATGTTGATGGAGAGGGGAGTCTCCACCTCGCGGGGCAGCGTCACGCACGTCTCGCCGGGGTTCGTGCAGATGTCCACGACGCCGATGAGCGGGTCCCAGTCGGACTCGTTCGCCAGCAGCTCGACGACGTAGTTCAGCCGGTTGAACAGCGTCGCGTCATCGCAGTTGGCGAGGATGCGCTTGGCGTCTGAAGCGATGTCAGCGACGGTGAACATTTAGTACTTCTCGGGGTTGTCGTCCTCGGACTCGTCAACCATGTCCTCTTCGTCGAGGTCTTCCATGATCGAATCGAGGGCCTCCTCGGCGTCCATCTCTTCGTTCTCGCCCTCGTCCTCGTCCTCGGACTCCATCTCCTCGCCACGGTTTTCGTTGTACTCCGCGTCCTTGCCCTTGCAGTCGCAGATGTCCGTGATCTTCTTGAGCACGAGCTCGACCGACGTGGTCTCGCCACTACGGTCTTCCTTCTCGATCTTCGAAATGCGGGAGAACCGAAAGCGGATTTCACCCTCTTCAGGGATGTCTACGTCGGTGAGGCCATCGAGCCAGAGCTTGGGGAACTTGTCCGGCCCACCGAATGGCATGGGCACGAAGTCTTCGCGTTTGAGGGAGACGGGTTTCATGGTCAGAGCTTGGCGTTGAGTTCCTTGAGGGCGGCGAGCAGGTAGACGGACAGCTTGGCGTAGTTTACAGCCGGACGGCCCTGCTCGTCGCGGGCCACAAGCTGCGGGAAGAGCTTCTCCACGTCCTCGGCGATGAGGCCGACATCGTGCTTGCCCGCCTTGAAGGGCGAGTCGCTCTTCCAGTCGAAGTCAACCGGGACGAGCTGGACGACCTTGTCGAGGGCACCGGTGATCGGGGCGTCGTTTTCCTTGAACTGGCGGGACGAGTACGTCGTGAAGTCTCCGTACCCGTAGCCCGAGATCGTGATGTCCTCGGCGTAGATGTTTCCGCCGCCGTAGGTGTCAGAATCGATGCGTAGGTCACCCGCGATCTGGACCTCGTGCGCCCCCGCAAGCGAGGGGTTGCCCTCGATGAACATGCGGAGATCGTTGCCCGAGCCAACGTCGATGGCCCACGCTCCGGAGACGCCGGTAGGCATCTCAAGGAAGACTTGACCGCCCTCGTTGCCCGTCGGGGGACGAATAAACAAGCACGCGTGGTCGATCTGGGACGCGGCCAGCAGGCCACGCACCGTGAGGTTGTTGAACTCGCCGTCGCCGTTGCCGCGGATGCGCCACCCGGACGTACCGGCGACGTAGTTGTCCGAACGCAGGATCGAGGACGTGGAGTTCGACAGGATGATCTCCTGCGCAGCGATGGTGCCGGAGATGATCTTTCCTGCGCCCACCGTGGCGATCTGGCTATCGACCAGCGTGCCGACCGTGATCGTGGCCGCGTTGACGGACTGAATCTGGCTGGAGTTGAGCGTGCCAGCGATGCTGCCCGCGCTTACGGAGCCGATC